ACCGTTTACATAAGCAGAACCTGCTACTTGTAGTTTGTAAATGGGATTGCTTGTCCCTATTCCTACATTACCATTATTTAAAATGGACATTGCTTGAGTACCAGCAAATATGTCATCATTATTTGCATTAACCCAGAATCGCATAGCAGCACTATAATCGTAAGCCATTCCGCCCCACTTAGTACCATTACTATTAAAGATAAGACCTGGATAGGTTGCTGCTAAAGTTGCTGTTCTATTCCATCCACCTGTACCTGTTCCTCCACCAGTAACGTGTAAAGGGGTAGCAGGACTACTAGTACCAATACCAACACGTACATTATTTGTATTAAATCCTGGAGTAAGTACGGTAAGACCAGTAGTTAAAGCATAGTCAGAACCTGTTCCCCAAGTTTGTACTTTTAAATCTAATCTACCTCCACCAGTTACTTGAGAATACTCCAAACCAGCCAGAGGATTATTATCATAAGAAGATGTACCTAATGATAAAGTTGCTGTAGGATTTGCTACCTTAATACCTACATTTCCAGCAGTTACTAATGATGTAGTAGATCTTGTTAGATTTAAAAAATATAAATTGCTTTGTGAATTATCTGTAGTAAAAGCACCATTTGTACCATTAACATATAAGTCACCAACTACATGTAGTTTATAAATTGGGTTTGTAGTTCCAATACCAACATTTCCTCCATCGGGGTTTAAGTTTAAGAATGCCCAAGTTCCAACTCCTCCTGCATTATCACTTACTTGCAGTTTAACTTGAGAATTGTCAGAGTACATGGTAAGACCTCTAGTGCCTCCACCTGCTCCCCCTGTTGTAAATCTAGCAATGTTATTCCCAGTAGCTCCACCGTTTACTTCTAATTTATATCCTGGACTATTAGTCCCAATTCCGACATTGCCACTAGAAGCAACACGCATTTTTTCGGAGTTAGCAGAATTAAAAACTAAAGTCCCATCACTGTAAGGAAAGAATCCTGTACCCCCACTACTAGCATTTGTTAATCCATAACCATCATTAACCCAGACTGAAGCTCCAATAATGTACGTTGTTCCTGCAATGTTAGCTGCAAATCCAGCATAAGTTGTTCCTATAGAAAGTCTGTTAGCAACAAAAATATTGTCTGTACTAAACTTAGAAACATAATAGACTCTAGGAGTTCCTGTAGGAGTTCCTGCAGTTTGAGAAGTTGTGTACGTAGTCCAACCCAATGTTTGTAGACGCCAACTACCTGTATCCCAAGTAGATCTATAGTATTGTAATTCGTACTTTCTATAGTTAGAAGAAGATTGAGTAAGAACAACCCTTACGTTATTACTAAAGTAAGTATCATTAGTACTACTTCCATATATGTTTACGTTAATAGCATGATTTTCATTGTTAGTTGGAAAATCACATTCTGCTCTTGCAGTAATATGAATCCTATAGTGAGAGTTATCAAAGTAACCTGTGTCTCTGTATTCTCCCCAAAGATTAAAAGATTGGCATGTTGATGTTAAAACTACTTCTGCAATCTTATACCAACCATCACTTGAAGGATACCCATAAGTATGATCTCCTTCTATATTTCCAAAATTAGAAATTAAGTAGGTAGTGTTGTCATAACTTACACTTGTTCCTGACATTCTTACTAAGCCAGTTCCGTTAAGTTGTGATTGCTTAGAAGCTATACTGTTTGTAATAGTTGTGGAGAAGTTGGCATCATCACCAAGAGCTGCTGCTAACTCATTAAGAGTATCTAAAGCTGCAGGGGCTGAATCCACTAAGGCAGCTATTGCACTAGTCACATAAGACTGAGTAGCATATCCGCTTAAACTAGCAGAAGTTAAGTACCCTTGAGAAGTAACCCAAGATTGTGTAGCTGCAAGAGCTCCATTAATAGTAATAGTACCTGAGGTAACTACGTTACCCCCTACTATAAGTCCGTTTTTTACGATAAATTCATTAGGCATCTTTTATTGTTTTCACTATCCAACAATGTGTATAATCTGTATTTTAAAAATATTTGTAACTCATTACTATGGTGTAAGGAGCAGAACTAGAGTTAACTGCGTTAATTCGTGCATCTGAGCCCACTAGAGAGCTTGTAAAGGTTACAGCGGTAGTTGACCCTATGTCAGGTGTAGTTGTTTCAGTGTGAGCGATTGTAGGAGTTCCTGATTGATTCCAAGTAACCATAATTGTACCTGCTCTTTGATCTGTAGTTGTGTTGTTGTTTAAAATGTAATATTCGATAAACGCACACATACCTACGCTTACGTTCTGAGACCAGACAATAGTAGTAGCACTAGGATTAATAGTAGCAGTAGAAGACATGTGTACTATTCCGTTACCAGAGTTTACAGTTCCTACTCTTAGTTTATCTTGTACTCTTACTTGACCGTTTACGTCTAAGTCATATCCTGGGGATGCTTGGTTAATACCTACTCTGTTAGTTGCAGAGTTGTAGGTAAGCGCAGAAGCTCCTGCCAAAGTTCCAGAACTATTGTATTGGAATTGGGTATTAGATCCTCCTGGAGTTGTTGTTGCTATAGTCCAACTTCTATTTGCGCTTAGGTCATAAGTAGTTCCGTTAATGGTAAGCGTTCTTGCTTGAGGAACATAACTTGCTGAAGCATGATTACCCCAGCTATACGCAGTATTCCAGTTGGTACTGTTTCCGCCTGTAGCAGTTATTACTCCATTTACATCTAATTTTGTAGAAGGAGAAGTAGTTCCAATACCTACGTTAACATTCTCAAATGCAAAATTTCCAAGAGATGGAAATCCTATTTTATAACTTATATTGGCTGCGTCAACAATTCCGTAACCAGTATTTAAATGTAAATTGGCAGTGTTTACATAAGTGTCTCCGACTACTGTTAGCTTGTAAGGAGGATTAATAGTACCTATACCTACGTTACCCCCAGGAGCAATATACATCCTGTAATCGCTAGTATTCTGAGTAAACGAAATTGGAGAATTCCCACTAACTGCAAATCCTAACTCCCCTGCACTACTGTATAAGCTTCTTTGAGTATCGTAAGCATTAACTCTAAATCCATTAAGATAAGAGTAACCTTCAACATACAAAGCCCAAGGTTCATTGCCATTCCATCCACCATTTTGTTTAATGTGTACAATAGCATCTGCTCCTGATCCTGAACCAGTTGTAGTACCTTCAATATGTAACTTGGAATCAGGACTAGTTGTTCCTATTCCTACATTTCCTAATTCATCAATACGTACTCGCTCAGTAGAGCCTAAAGCTGATGCTCCTGTACTAAAAGTAATACCATTTCCTGCTGCTCCATTTAAACTAATCTTAGCATTATCAGTAGAGTAGCCCCAATCATAACTAGTACGGATATCAATTTGTCCTCCCCAGTTACCTTTCTTAGTATAATAAATACCGTTAGGTACACCTGCATGAGTTCCGTTTACAGTAGGAAATAAAATACTATTAGTATCTCCTATACTTCCTCCAGTAAGACCCAACGCCATATTTTGTGTAATATGGAATTGTTGAGCAGGAGAAGTAGTGCCAATACCTACGCTCCCGTTTCCTCTAATTGTTAGTATTTTTGGTGATCCTAAAGCGGAGTATTGTACAAACATTGAATCGTAAGATCCATCGTAAACAGTACCCAATGAGAATGTTTGTCCTATGTTGGATCCTAGGTATAACCTGCTATCGGATGATCCTTCAACTAGTATATTTCCTACTACATGTAACTTTTCAGCAGGGCTTGTTGTTCCAATACCAACATTACCACCCCAAGGCAACATTACTATAGTTGCGGCTTTAGTATCAGCTACAGAAGTTTCAATGTACATCTGCTCAGTAATACCATAGTCTGAACCAACTCCCCAAGTAGTTGTATAGAAAGACAACTTACCTGTATAAGAATAGCTAGGAGAAGGTGTAGCTCTTACAGCTCCTGCAACGTAAGCTACTCCAGCAGGAGTACCTCCTAAATAAAGCCCACCTTCATTAGAACCATACTTAGAGCGAATAACTTGAGCTACATCTAGAGTATATTGAGGAGCGGTTGTTCCAATACCTACATTTCCTCCATAAGATTGTAAAGATAAGTCACCATTATTTCCTCCAGTTGCTGTTGTTTGAAATTGATACTGACCTACTCCATACCTCCTTAAGTATACAGCATCTGTGCTTGACAATCCGTAAGTAACTGGCGTATCACCATAGATAGAAACTTTAGCTGTTCCGCCAATGGTGAATGGACTAGTTGTACCTATAACTACATTACCTCCAAGTGGGTTTAATAATAAATTATACGGTGTTGTATTTAAAATATTCCTTGATTGAATATACCCTAAATAAGTTGAATCAACTCCGATATCAATAACAGCATTACCTCCAACTAAATTAGAAGCAACTATTGCTCCTGTTGGTGTTGAACTGTTATAGGTTGAAACGTTATTACTCTGAAATCTTGATGCAGGACTTGTAGTCCCTATACCAACAAGACCTGCAGAGGTGATGCGTACACGTTCAGTATCAAGTGTACCAAGAATTAAGTTACCTGCTTCTCTAGAAAAAACATATGCATCAATTCCATTTAAACCAACTGTAAGTCCATCATTAGTTGAATTATTACCTGTACTAGTATTATAATACTGTGTATATGATACCGTATTTGAGCTTTGAACTATGTTTACAATACCACTTCCTACAGTGTGTAATGTAGCTGTAGGACTAGTAGTTCCAATACCTAAATTGCCACTACTATCTAATTTCATTTTAGTACCACCTGTACCTAATCCCCAATAGAATCCTCCAAGGGCATTAAACCACATGATCTCACCACCACCTCCTGATCCATCTAACCCAATTCCTGCATCGTTATGGATTCCACCATTATCATAAAACTTTAATCGGTATCCAGTTTCTGATGAAGGACTACTAAATCCATTAGAAAAATTACCTATACCATTTACGTCTAACTTGTAAGCTGGATTAGTAGTTCCTATACCTATGTTACCTGTTGCAAAGTAGACAGATCCATTAGATGAATCAAACCGTACATCATATGTATTAGCTCCATCAGATGTAAATTGTAGAATTTGCCCTGATCTTTTTATATAGTGAACTCTTTGTCCTGTAGCTTGTAATGTTAAAAAATTACCATCTACTGCTATTTCGCTCCTAATTGAGCCGATAACATCAAGTTTTACTGAAGGACTAGTAGTACCGATTCCAACATTTCCTGATGTACCGTTTATGTACATTTTATTAGAAGAGTCGAGTCCTCTAAAAAAATGTTGACTTGCATTTACATAAAATCCAGGATCATTATCATTTCCTAACCACAACTGTGCTCCATTAGCGCTTCCAGCATATGCTTGAATATGCAGATAGTTACTACTTGAAGTCAGACTAACAGTTCTGTTAGGTCCTGTTATGGACAAAGAAGTACCTACGGTAACGGCACTTGTAGTAGTAGCTCCTCTCCCAGTTACAGTGGCTAACGTGTCTGTTTCTGTATAGGAAGTAAGATAACCAACGTTATTAGTAAACATAGAGATGTTACCAGTAACATTCTGCAATACTCCACTATTAGATAATCTAAGTACAGTATTTGTGTAGAGAGAAGAGTCTTTTAAGTCAAACTCAGTACCTCCAGAAATGATAAGTGGGTACTTATCGTATGCAGGACCTTGCCATTCATCTACCCAAAATACAAATCTGTCATTTGTTGTAGCGTTGTCTCTTAACTGAAATACAAAGTCAATGCTATCTGATGATGGTTGAATTGCGTATATTCTAGCACCATCATTATTTAAAGTCCAATCAAATCCTTTTCCGCTAGTTGGAAAAGTTCCTGCAAGATCTTGGAAAACTAAATCAGCAGAATTACCTAATGTAACATTTCCGTTGAAAGTTACAGGAGCTGATGTAGTTGCTCCCCTAGAAGTAACTGTAGCTAAGGTATCAGACTCAGCAGTTAAGTAGTTCGGAGACCAATTCTTCCAAAGCCCGTCTGAGTCATATCTTAAAAGTTGACCAGCAGTAGGAAGATTTGTTTTTAAATCTACGTCATGAATCTCATTAAGTTCAAAACCATTCTGAACCTTTACAAAGATTTCTCCATTATTAGCGTTCTTACGGGTTACGATACCTATAAAAACTAAGTGAGCAGGAGCGTAAGGTTTACCAGCTAAGCCGTAAATTAAATTTCCTCCTGTTCCTAACCATACAGGATCACCTGCAGCATTAGCTCCTGAAGTATCTAAACCAGCTAAAAGACCTTCTGTTACTACATTAGCAAAACCGTTAGTTGAGACTGTAGCATCCAAAAGACCCATAGTCTTACTAGATGTAGCCTCAGAAGCATTAGAAGCCAAACCAACAATCATGTTAGTTCCATCTGCACTAGTAACGTAGACT